ACTATCTGCATCACCAGCCGGCGCAGTTGAAACAAATCTTGTTCCGCTGCCAAATGTACCACTCGATGGTTCATAGTCATATGCTGAGAATCCCATTGCAGTAAATGGGGTACCAGTTCCGTTTTTAACTCGGAAATCGCCGCCTAATAAATGACTAATTACAATTCTATTTTTAGAATCAACTTCTGCAACAATATTAGTAAATCCTGCGGCATTAATTGCTCCAGCAATGGTATCAGCATCTCCTGCTGCGCCTGCTGCTGTAAATGTTATAGTTTTAGACGAGTATGTTCCGTTTAAATTATAATCACCTAATGTAGGACTTGCTAACAAACTTTCTGCAATAATAAAAGATTTACTTCCTGCAGTTACCTGAGTTGTTATAATCTCAGATGTAATTGTAGTTGCGCCTACAGCACCTCTTCTCCAAATTCGATAGTTTGCTAATTTTGGAGTTCCATCAAACCCTACATCTTCTGAATGATTTGTTTGAACATATAATTGCCCAACTGGTAGATTTGTGCCGCCACCAGTAACATCTAATTCGTACAGTGCTGAATGATTGTTAGGATACAACGGAGCACTTACTGTTTCCCATGCTAAGGTAGTACCGTTCCAACGCTTAACACGGAAACGTGCGCCTAAGTTAGCTTCGGTTGTTTTAATCCATACGCTACCTGTAGGACGAGGAGCAACTGCGCTAGACTTCCACTGCGGTACTACTGTGTGTTTGCTAATCTGTAAGGCAGGTGCAAAATATGTAGTAGTACTGAGTAAATTCAATTCTGTTAGTAATGCGGCAGTGCCTCCTAGATTAATACCGTTAGAAGTGGTGCTGGTCTCACCAGATAGTCCTAATGCAGTAGTATCAAAATATAATTCTAATTTACCGTTAACTGCTGCTGCTGACACTCCTGTTGGAGGGGTAGCATTAATAGCTGTTACCAGTGCTGCAAGACTTGCATTACCGGTAAAACTACTACCGTTAACAATTAATGTTTGACCACTGGTAATTGTAGGGTTAGATTTGCTACTAGCAACTGTTGGTTGAGATTTAAACCAGTCTGATTGGCCAACTTGTACCCACTGTCCGGTAGTTTGCCCCGGAGCAACTCCACGACTTCTATACCATACGGTGTTGTCAGACTGGCGTGCTCCTAAGATATCGCCGTGTAGTGTAGTAAGTGCAGGAGTATCTGAATCAGTATCAACTGAAACAATAGCATAGTCGCCTACTGCACCAACTGATGTTTTCGGCCCACCAGTTAACGGATCAACCCTTGTTGAATCTGTAATTACTAGAGGAACTTTATTTGTAAATTTCTGACCACTGCTTGTTGTTGCAGATGCGCCGTTCCATTCAAAAATACCAAAAGCCGAAATACTAGTGTCTAACCAATGTGTTCCATTAGCTGGATTTGAGTTAGGTTCTGTAGCACTAGCATCCAATTCTGCTAGGTCAACGTCTGCACGTACAACGTATGCGCGATTGCTAACACCTAGTAAACTGTATGCAGCCTGTAGACCGTATTCGTTTTGCTCGCCAGCGTGTACTGGATTGCCGCTCGCATCTGTCTTGAAGATAGGATCTCCAAAGTTGTCTGCAAGATCTTTCTGGCTTGTTAGGAGATATACTTCCCCTGCATTGGCAGCAAGTGTACCCGGGGCGGTTCCGGTTCCTCCGCCATTTGATTTATTCTCAGCAGTGGCAACAATAATTAAAGGTACTGTGCCAGGCTCTGCTGGTGTATAAAATGATTCGTCAATTACTTTGACTTCTACGCCTGGTGAACTTAATGCCATCTTGGAGTCTCCTAAGGTTTCTGTTCTATTTGTATTTATAGGTTTGAACAGAAAACCACTAGCTTACACACATCCGAAAAGGGGAGAAAAAGGGCAGCTAAATACTATTATGTCAAGACCTTTATGCCTTTGCGGGCAACGACCAGCTGCCGTTAACTATCATAAAGAAGGTAAAACCTACTATCGAAAAAAATGTGAAGTATGCCTTCGCTACGGTGGAGTAGGAAAAGGGTTACCTAAATGGTTTCAAGATGGCTACAGAATGAAACCCGTATGTGACAAATGCGGATTTAAATCTAAATTTAGAGAGCAATTTAATGTGTTTCATGTGGACGGGAACTTAAACAATTCCCGTCCTGCTAATCTTAAGACAGTGTGTGCAAACTGTCAGCGAGTTCTTCAGAAAGAGGGAGTTCAGTGGCGTCAGGGCGATCTACGACCAGATTTTTAATCTGCGCAAACAGCTGATCAATAGTGCCATTATTGTCTATTTCAAGATCAATTCCTTTACCAATCCACGCTGTTTCGCTAGCATGAATCTTACGCTGTTCCATACGCATCTTACTAATAGACCAGCTCATATTTGTAGGGCCTTGATTCATATTCCATGCATCTTGATACCATTCAGGATCGGCACCTCGAACTACCCGCACTACTTTGCCGCCTGCAGATTTAATAGCTTTGATTTCATTAGGAAAACGTACATCACTGATAACAATGTTATCGCCTGTTTTACGCATTTTATTTTCTAAACTAGCAATCCAGATGTCATCGTGAAAGCCTTGGCGGCATACTTCGGTACCCCAGTATTGTAGGATATGTCGTGGGGTAATATCTTTACCTAGACGATTGCTCCACCACTCGTCACGTTGCTCTCGCCATTCGCGAGCTTCTTTTGTACGTCCTTCCAACAGAACGCGGTCCCAACCAAATACGGCTGCTACCGCGTCTTTCAATGTGTTTGCAAATGAGTCACGGCGAAATCCGTGAAAGTTAACCAAATAATCTGCGGCAGTATCTTTGCCTGACCCAATAAATCCAACGAAGCCTATGATCATATTATCTCCAGTGATAATATATATTACAGGATTTTTACACTAGTGTCAAGAGTGATTACACTCCGTATTTGTTCGTTTTAATCTTAGCAACCGGACTTACTTTGTTAGTTGTGTCCAATTCTAAACTGCGCATGTCGCCGTGATTTAAATCTTCGTAGTCAGCGCCGACTGCTTTGGCAGCTTGAACAAACATCGCTTGTTCTTCTTTAGTATAGGGATAGATAGTCTTCTTTTTACCGTGCCAGCTTTTGCCATCAATGTCCGGTTTAGTTTTGCCATCAGTGCCGGCCATAGCTTGGCCTAACTTAAATGCTACATAGTCACTATTGGCTTTTTCTTTGTCGCTGTAGATGTTCATACCTTTAGTAGACTGGCTTTGTCTCTTAGTAGGCTTGGGCTGACGCACTTCTGTAATAACTTCGTAGATTTTCATATTGAGTATTTATCAATAGATTTTTCTAATTAGCTATATTAATGTCATTAGGTTCAACTTCTATATTAGAAGTTGACTCTGTCCAAAAATTTTTAGGACATTTTGATTTACTTAATTTACATTTTGCTGGCATAAAACACCCGCACTTATTACATACTTTAAATTTACTATGAAAATTTTCACAAGATTTACAAATATTAAGTCGTTCAATATATTCATTGTTATTAACAAAAAACATAATAAATCTCCACACCTACATTAAATAATAATTTATCCAATAATCCATGTAAGACCAGTTCCCCCTGGTACATAAGTTTCTAATTCTTTGTCTAACTTTTCCATTTCTTCTTTGCCAGCAGATTTTAGGTCTGTACCATTTAGTCCGCCTGCTCCGCCTGGGCCTGCAATGTTAGCAAACTTACTACGAGCTTCGCCTAGTATAATCTTACAGATAGCCAGTGAATAATCTTTTATCCACTGTCCTGCATAGATATCGTTAATAAGCGTATAATCGGGTCTGTAGTTTTGACAACGTAGCATTATACTTTCCCCTTCAGTAAAGGGTCTTTGTAAAATTCTCAATGTACGACTTGTGGGAATCCACTGAAATTCTATGTAACTACCAAACATTTTACCTACCATTTCTTGATAGCTAGCAAACATAAAATATGTTGCAATGCCGCCTAACATCGTACTATTTAAAAGGTACGTGTTAGTATACGCAAGATTGAAGGGTTCAAAGTTTGTACCAGTTCCTCCACCAGTTCTTGATCCCAAAGTTCTACGAAATACTGACTGGACGTTGATAATTTCTGCAGGAAGTGTGTAATCATTTTTATCTTTCTCAAGAGTTAAAAAACTGTAACTTTCTTCTACTGCGTTAGGGCTACGCTGTCTAAATCTAGATAGTGTGCGATTTAACGCAGTTTCGTAGTGTATCGGGTCAAGCTCAACATCTACCATACCGTCACCTAACATTGTGCGGCAGTAATTGTATACTTGTTGACGTACTTCTTGTGGATTGTCTGACATTTGAATCTCCCGTTATATTTATACGCTAAATATTATACTATGCCACGTTTATCACTTTACAAGCCCGAAAAAGGCAACGATTACAAGTTCTTAGATCGCAGCATATCTGAAATGTTTCAGGTAGGCGGTACTGATGTGTATTTTCACAAATATCTAGGTCCTAAAAATCCATTAACTGGAGAGTCAACTATTGACAAACCTAACTACGATGTTATCAAAGAAACTAATATTCAAGATTTACTATTCTTAGAAAATCGTGATAGAAAATATGACAGCTCAATTTATAGAATTCGTGGCATTTATAACGTACAAGATCTTGATTTTAATCTAAGTCAATTTGGTTTATTTTTAGATCAGGATACAGTTTTTATGACTGTACACATTAACGACACAGTAAGTACTGTGGGGCGTAAACCCCTAAGCGGTGATGTATTAGAATTACCTCACTTAAAAGACGAGTTTGCACTTAACGATGCAGATGTTGCACTTCCTAGATATTTTGTAATTGAAGATGTTGGACGAGCTGCTGAAGGTTTTAGCAGAGACTGGTATCCACATCTATATAGATTGAAGTTAAAGAAACTAGTTGCTGGTCAACAGTTTGCAGATATTTTAAACAAACCTACAGATGAAGATGCAAATTTTGTTGGTGATTATTCTGCTAGTGCAACATACACAGCTGGTCAAATTATTAGATATCAAGGTACATTGTATACTGTAACCGCAACCACTACAGGAAATACCCCGCCTAACACTAGTTATTTTTCACCGTACGGCGGGCAAAGTATACAAGGTATTCTCAGCACACAGTCTAAAAATCTTGAAATCAACGATGCTATCATTGCACAAGCAGAAGCAGATGCTCCTAAAAGTGGATATGAAACTCAGCAGTTCTACACACTAGCAGTTGACGAAGCTGGTAAGCCTGCACTTAGAACTGCAGATGAAACAGATTTGTTTAGTGATAACACTAGTTTAGATGCTAGTAGAATAGCTGATCGTCCAAAGCGTACTGGTTATATGGGCTATCTAGTAGGCGATGGCGTACCTGACAATGGAGTTGCAGATTTTGGATTTGGGTTATCCTTCCCCGGTGGTGCAACTGATGGAGATTATTTCTTACGTACAGATTATGTGCCAAACAGACTGTTTAGATACAACGGATCTATGTGGGTCAAACGTGAGGATTCTGTGAGACACACATTAACTAATACTGACGCTAGACAAACTCTTAAAACTGGTTTTATTAACAATACTAATAGTGCGGTTATTGATGGAGACACAGTTGAAGAACGTCAACCACTATCTAAAGCACTTAAACCTAGGGCAGATTTCTAATGCAATATTTTTATGACGGACAGATAAGACGATATCTTACACAAATTATTAGACTACTTAGTAATTTTGTAGTTAGGTATGGTGACGGTACACTGGTTAGAGTTCCAGTTATGTACGGTGATGTTGACCGACAGGCAGCAAGTATCATTAATCAAAATAGTGAAAACACCTTACCAGCAACGCCAAAAATTGCAGTATATGTTACAGACTTTGATCTAGCAAGAGATAGATTAGGCGATGCTACGTATGTTGGTAAAATGCATTTTAGAGAACGTGCAGTAGATGAAGAAACTGGCATGTATACTAATGAGCAAGGTAGAAACTATACTGTAGAAAGACTCATGCCTACACCGTTTACATTAACTGTTAAGGTTGATATTTGGTCTGCTAACACTGAACAGAAGTTACAAATACTTGAGCAAATTCTTGTATTGTTTAACCCCAGTTTGGAAATACAAACTACCGACAACTATGTTGACTGGACTAGTTTAAGTGTTGTTGAACTAGGCGATGTTGTGTTTAGTTCCCGAACTATACCAACAGGTACAAACAGTGCCATTGATGTAGCATCGTTAACATTAACTACCCCTGTTTGGATTAGCCCTCCAGTTAAAGTTAAGAAGTTAGGCATTGTTACTAATATTATTAATAACATATTTGGGTCTATAGATCCTGGCGCAACAGATTATATCGATGGGTTAGGTGTCGATCCTAACGTGGGAGTTCGTAGTCCTTCTAATTTCCTTACAGAAGAAATAGTAACTGTGGGTAATTATGATATTTTTGTTGAAGCCAATACTGCTAGATTAATTAACAATGAAACAGGAGCTAGTACATATCTATCATGGAAGATGGTTACTGATCAATATCCGGGAACATTTACTCCTGGATTAAGTAAAATTTATCTTATTCAGGCAGATGCAACTGAAGTTGTAGGCACACTAAGTATCCATCCGCAAGATGATACTGTAATGGTAGCTACATGGGACACTGACACATTCCCGTCAAATAACTATATTGACAGTGCTGGTAATATTGAAGACATTGACGTTGGTTATAGCTCTGCAACTGGAAGAGGGACTTTTGATGCTGTGATTGATCCTAGCGCATTTAACCCAAAACGTCCCAATAAAGAAACAACTGATCAACCTATTACAGCAGGTATACGATATCTCATAATTGAAAGTATAGGCGGCTGGGCTCGAGAAACTTTTATTTCTTCATCTAAAATAAAGAGTATTAATACAGGAGTTGAGTTTGATCGAGTATATGATTGTCAAGTATTAGTTGACGGAGTAGAAGTTGGATTGTCTACTCCTATAAATCGAGATGGGTATTACGTTATTGTACTGAATAATATTGTACAAGTGGGCAGTAAAATAACATACATACTAACTTTTAACGAAGAAGGGCCGACGGCCTGGAAGAACACAGACGGTAGTGATTTTATTGCAGCAGCCAATGATATTATAGAATGGAAAAATAATCAATGGAATGTAATATTTTCTTCGTATGATCACAATGACATAATTATATATCAAACAAACTTTTATACCACTGCACAGTACAAATGGAACGGTGTAGAATGGGTTAAATCATTTGAAGGCGAATATAAGAGGGGTCAATGGAGAATATCAATGTAACAGAAATCGACTGTTCTGGGGCACTCATTTGTGCTAGGAACACGCAGAGATTTCTACTACTACAAAAAAATGAAGGCAGACACAGCGGACGCTGGGTATTAGTAGGCGGTACTAATCACACAGGAGAGTCTGCATGGCAAGGTCTTAAAAGAGAAATTGAAGAAGAAGTTGGATTTCTTCCAGAAATTAAAAAGACAATACCATTAGAACGGTTTGTTAGCAATGACAGCTTGTTTAACTTCCATACATATTTCTGTGTAGTTGAAGCAGAGTTTGTGCCAACCCTTAGCCAAGAACACTCAGCATGGGGTTGGTTTGATTTAAATAATCTACCTAAGCCAGTACACAAAGGTCTTGATCTAAGTTTGCGTAACAAAATTATTCAAACTAAAATACAAACAGTAATTGATATTATAGATAGCTTATAAGGAACTCTCATGCTTAATTTAGAAAAAAGTGAAAATTTTCAAAAAGAATATAATGAATTTAATGAAAGAATTTCTGCTGTTTCTAACGAATCAGTAAGATTAGAACTGCAGGGTATGCTACAAAACTTGTTAAAAGAAGTCAAGTACATTGACCAACAACATCAAGATCTAAGTTTAAACAATCGATTGCCGTCAGGTGCGATTGATACTAGACAAAATATTATATTGATTAGAAAAAATTTAATGAATAAACTTAGAGACTGGAAAGAAATCCAGATTTAATTAATGATAAATTTTTTTAATTAAATAGAACAAAGGTATTATAACATGCAAAATTTAACAAACAAATCAAGATTTAAAATAGATCGAACTAATTTAAAACAAGATTATGAAGATTTTATAGGAACTTACACTGGATTTTTTCCAGAAAGTTACTGTAACGAAGTGATTCAATTTTTTAACTTTTGTGAAGAATTTACTCCTATTGTTAAAAAACGACACGATGACTATGTTACAGACAGTAACATGTTTATGACTAGTTTTCATCAAGTTGGGGATTTACAATTAAACAGAGCTCTACAAGATTATACAGATCATTTTTATGAAATGTTGGATTTCTGTATTAAACAGTATATGGATCGATATAGGATTCTCCAGGGGCTCGACGGGTATGCTGTCTTTGATATGAAATTTCAAAAGACTCGTCCCGGAGAGGGCTTTCATGCATTTCATTATGAAAATGCTAGACGACAAGTTGTTACTAGGAAACTAGTTGGAATGTTGTATCTTAATGATATTGAAGAAGGCGGAGAAACAGAATTTTTATATTATCCAAAAAGGATTAAAGCTCAGCAAGGTAAATTAATTATTTGGCCTTGCGAGTTTACACATGCTCATAGAGGTAACACTCCTTTAAAAGAAACCAAATATGCTGTTACTACCTGGGTAGAGGCGTTAAACCAAAGTTAATTTAGATTCTGGACGAGTCTTAAACATAATACTCATTCGTATAGTATCACAATATGCACTTACTGGTCTAACTCCATGCCAGCAATTGCCGGGAATTAACAAACAAGAATTAAATTTAGGCAAATAGGATCCAACTATTTGCCTTTTTTCACGATCCCATATTATAGTTTCCCCGGCATAATCAACAGTCCACGTTTTATTAACATAGACAATTAAAGTTTTAGCACCTGGTAATGTATCATCAGTATGTAGTCTTTGATCTATACCGGCGGTAATGGCGTTTGCATAACATCTAACAAGCCTATCATCTTCTTGAAAATATTTTTCTTTAACATTATTCCATACAGTTTTAACAACGCCTGTTAATTCATGTTCACAGTCAAAATTTTGATCTTTGCTGTTTGTTTTTCCGCCAAAAATTATAGTCCAGTGAGGAATACTTCGAGCAGTAAGATCGTTTAATGATTTATGCCCCCATGTCCAAGAAGAATTTAATAAAAATGTTTCTAGTTCAGCAGAAGTTTCTTCGCTATCAATATTTTCGTAGTATTCGATCATGTAGATGTTTTAGGATTATTAAAAAACCAGAAAGCCTGTGTTTGCCAGGTGTTAGTAAATGGAGTTCTCCAATGTAACAATTCTGTTCCTTTATATAGTAGAACATCGCCTTGGTCTAAAGATAATTTGATTATTTGTTGTTCTTTATTACTGTATAAGAACAACGGCCAAACGTCGCCTGAATAATAGTCAAGAGTTACTGAAAAATTATATTTGCAGTTGCTCTTGTCTTTATGTGGCAATAGTATTTCGTCTTTGAAATAAATTCTACTGTAATTGAATTGATATTCAACCGGAGCAACTAAAATAGATTCTAATTTTTCTTGTAGACGTTGAGTGTATTTGTCTTGTAGTGCGTCAGAAAAAGCTGGGCTTTTTAAACATTGGTTGTCGTACTTATAATTATTATTTTTAAATTCCGACCATAATGTCTCTGACATTTCTTTACATTCTTCTTTAGTAAAGACCTGATTTAAAACAACATATTCCCATGTCATATAAATTAATTATAGACCAAGTGCTTCTCTAAAATGTTGAGTCAT